GCTTTAATTGCTGGTTTTAACCACTCTGTTTTCATTATAGAATATACAGGTGTGGAAAAATACCAATCTGTTTGCATAATATCTTGTTTCATTTTTTCTCCTATCACTTATATATACATTATCTAAAAGGGTACCCTAAATTCCACATTACTAAAGAGTATCTTGTTCCTTTAGTTACTGGCGCTACTCTGTGCCACACAAAACTTGGAAATACTATTATTGATCCTCTTGGTCTTATTTCTGTACAAGCTTTTACTGGTCGTTTTTTATTTCTTTCAAAGTCATGGTCATTTCTAAAATCAAATTCTAAATTACCACCTTCATATTCACTTGGGTCATTTAGTGATATAGTCACAGACAACTTTCTTATCTTACCATGATCTGGTGGTAAAACACCTTGTTCATTTCTTTGTTTTGATCTATTATATGGTTGGTTCCAACTATCACAATGCCATCCGTAATATTGACCTACACCATACTTTGTAAATTGACAAGACTCTGACCAATCCCAATCAAAGTTCCAACCAGCTTTTTTATTTGCTTCGTGTATGTATGGGTGTACTTCTTTATAAATCCATCTATCGCTTAACCAAACAATATCAGATTTTCTTTTCTTTTGTATGTTATTGATTACTGATTTTTTTAGAGAACCATCAGCTTTACGACCTGATCCGTCTTCTCTTTCAACGCCACCTGTGACGGCCATTTCCGAATTATGAGCTGTACCATATCTAATTATGTCATCACATAATTTAGGAGATAATGCTGATTGAAAATAATAATAATAGTTTTTCAAGTTCATGTTTTAATTCCCTAATTCACTTTTATTTATACAACGTTTATATTAACCTGTTCGTCAGTATTGTTTATGCCAATTTTACCAGTAGGAAGAATATTAAAAGCTATAGAATATCTATCATTATACATTTCGTTAGATAAAATAGTATGATATACTTCACTTGGAAATAAAATTAATGTTTTATTTTTTACAAATACTTTTTGTTCACATGAATTAAATATATTATATTCTTTAGGTTCTATTGAAAATGATGATTTAAAAATATTTTGAAATGATACATTAAGTTGTTTTTCATTGACATTAACATAAAATATACCACTAAACATAGAATTGTTATGATTGTGAAGTAGTGAGTAATTATTTTTTTCAGTTTTAGTAATCCAAGATGATGTGATTTTAAAATTGGTATTGGTATATTTTAAAATATTATTTTTAAAAAAATTAAATTCGTTATATATTATTTGTTTTAATTTATTGAAATCTTTTAAATCAAGTATTTTCTGACTTTTAGATGCTTTAGAAGAATTTGAATTTTGTTTATTTGTAGTAATATATTTTTGTTTTTTACAGTTTAAAAGAATATTATCATAATCTTTGTCATTTATTAAATTTAAATCTTTAGTGTAAAAAACTTTTGGAAAAAAAGGTAATATCTCATAATCAGTATCTTTCATAATAATATATATAATGCTTTTAAAAAAGCGTATTAATTTTGGAATTTATATCTTAATATAACAATTCCTTTACCACCACTGGTTCCAGCACCATTTAAACTACCTGGGTGATAACCTCCACCACCTCCACCACCTGTATTGTTTGAACCAGTTGTACCACCTGTGCCGTTTGAAGCTTTTCCATTTCCTCCTCCACCTACACCACCAGCTCCACCAGTACCACTTAAATAACGACCTGTTCCCCCACCACCAGCAAAATATCTTGTTGAACCGACTGGGCCTGGTTCTCCATAACTTGGAGCTGTTGGACCAATAGATGCATCAGGTATATAACTACCTATACCTCCGGCTCCACCTGAAGGACCTGCAACACCAACTGCGCCGGCACTACCTCCGCCGCCACCTTGACCACTACCAGGATTACCTTGACCACCGTTATTTCCTTGAGGAGGACTAGTAGGAGGTGTATTACCTGTTCCTCCTGGATCTCCTCCTGGAGATCCTCCACCTCTACCTGAGCCACCATTACCTCCACTACCACTAGGACCACCACTTCCACCACCAGCAGATGTAATAGTTGAAAAGACTGAAGTCGCTCCTGGAGTGACATCACCTGAACTACAACCATTAGAACCTCCGGCTCCAGCTGCTCCAACTGTTATTGGATAAGTTTGAACTGCTGCTGTAATTCCTGCAGGAGCATTTAATGGATTTGGAGCACCACTAATAAATGTTCTAAATCCTCCGGCTCCTCCACCACCACCAGCTGCTTTTGCTCCACCACCGCCTCCAGCAACTACTAGATACTCAATTGTATTTGAACCAACAGAATTTCCTGCGTTAGATACGACAAAGTTGCTATCACCTGTGAAAACGTGTGTTTTGTGGTCACTTACTGTTAGTGTTGTACCACCAGTTGCCGCTACATACTGTTTATTTTGTAAATCAGCAACATTTGATTCGTTAGTGTATAACCAACCTTTTGTGGCGTCAATGTAAACTAGTGTAAGAGAGGCACGGTTAGTTCCTATTGATCCATCATTAGCGACACCTTGAATATTATGACCATTTCTTTGAATGGTTAATTTGTTTGTGGCAAAGTTACCAGCGTAATCTTTGATAGCGATAGTGTCACCAGCAGTTCCACCAGCAGGTAATTTTACAATACCTGCGGCACTTGTGTTATTGATAAAGTAACCTCTTCCAGCGACCATTGTAGTGACTGTTGATCCATCAGATACAACGACAGATTGCCAAGCTATTGCATCAATAGACGCAGATGCACCTAGTGCGACTGCTGTACCATTAATAGTTACAGTTGAATTTGCTAGTTTTGCGTTAGCGATACTACCCGCTAATTGAGTTACTGTGACTGTTCCTGGCGCTATATCAGCTGCCACTACTGAACAATCTGTTAATGCTTTTGATCCAATTTTATCTATTGCCATGTTAATTCTCTTTTATACTATTTATAATGTTTCCCTATTGAAATTTATATCTTATTATAACGATTCCTTTACCACCAGCGCCACCTGTATTAACAGGAGCATTAGCGTCTCCTCCTCCACCACCACCAGTATTAGCTGTGCCAGCTACACCAGCTGTTCCTGGTCCTGTACCACCAGCGCCACCTCCACCATTTCCTCCAGCTCCACCTGGTCTAGGATTTCCAATTGGTTGTTGACTTACTGATCCACCACCACCACCAGCGTAAAATGTTGCTGATCCTATTATAGAATTAGGTAATCCAACACCACCTGCGCCTCCATTACCTGGTGCGCCATTACTACCAGCGGCACCTGCGCCACCACCACCACCTGATCCATAATTTGCTCCTGGAATACCATTACCACCGGCATTTCCTTGAGGTGGACTTACTGGAGGTGTGTTACCTGCGCCACCTGGCATATTGTATTGTCCGTGGCCACCACCACCAGAACCTCCTGCTTGACCTGGTTCCGATCCAGGAGAAGAGTCTCCGTTACCAGCAGCACCTCCTCCTGCAGATGTTATTGTTGAGAATATTGAATTACTTCCTGCTCCAGGATTAGCTGAATAACTTGTTTGACCATTACCTCCACCACCTACTGTAATTGGATATGTTTGGGCTGTAACAGCAATTGTACCTGCTGGACTTGGGTAAGATGTTCTATAACCTCCTGCGCCTCCTCCACCTCCTCTATCAATTGCTCCACCTGCACCTCCGGCAACAACTAGATAATCTACTGAATTTGGTCCACCTCCTGGATTACCTATTGAAGCAACAACAAAATTTCCGTCACCTGTAAAAGAATGTATTTTATCATTACCTGATGTAGTAACTGTACCACCAGTGGCATTTACAAATGTAGGTCCTTGTAAATCAGCTACATTATGTTCATCTGTATATAACCAACCTTTTGTAGAGTCAACATAAACTAAAACAATTGAAGCTCTATTAGTGTCTATTAGTGAATCATTAGCGACACCTTGAATATTATGACTGTTTCTTAAAATAGTTAATTTATTTGTGGCAAAAGTACCTGCGTAATCTTTTATTACTACAAGATCACCAATAGTTGCAGACGCCGGTAATGTCATTGAAATAGCGCCACCGGTAGTATTTACAAAGTAACCTCTACCAGCGACCATAGTCGTATTACCAGTAATTACAGATTGCCAATCTACAAATTGATTATTTAATGTACCACTAGCACCTAATGCAACAGATGTGCCTGATACTGTGATTGATGAATTAGATAATTTTGCGTTTGTGACTGCACCGTCAGCAAGTTTAGCACTAGTAATAGCACCTGCTCCAAAATCTGCCGCTGCGACTGACCCGTCTAATATACCTTTTGATCCTACTTTGTTTATTGCCATAATACTATTTATTCATCACTATCGGTTGTTGTATTATACTTTTTACCATCTGTAAATTGTTGTATATTTGTTGTAAATCCAAAATCATCATCTGCGTCTGCTGATGTTGGATTAGGTGTGATAGTAATTCTTACTTCTCTT